CCTACTTGGTCTTGACCTAAGATAAGAACATCAGCAGACAAAGCTGTAAGAATCTTCTTATCATATCTGCGGATTGCTTCGCCAATATATTGACTACCACTATTCTGTACAGACAATAAGCTAAACTTAAAATAAGGTTGTTTAGTCTCAGGGTCATACATTAGAGGAGTGATGATACCTGCTTGTTCGTTATTATGAATACGAGTGATGATTTTCTTATACATCTCGTAAACGGCTTTTTCTTCGTCACTAGCATCACTAGCCATGTAACGAGGGTGTAATTCTAAATGAGGAACACCACCTAAGTTACGAGAATAACCAACAGCTTCAATTTCTTCTAATTGTGTTCTAAACTTATAAGCAATGTAGCATTTTACTAAAGGGCTAACACCTTCAGGATTATCTTTATAACTGTTAGCTCTGAATAATAAAAACTTGTTACGAGGTATCTCAATCTTTGTTGGTCTATTTTGTAGTTGAAAACCAACACTGTTTAACACTGTCAAGGATTGCTCAACACCTGTTAATTCTCTACCATCGTTACTAAACAACCATTTATCAATAGTGTCTTGTGAACGAATAGGTAACTTGCGTAAACCTACCAATCCATCGTTATATCGACTACCTTGTGTCTTATATCTACGTCTATACACTTTTTCATGGATACTAAATCCATAAGTGTTAAACGAGCATACTTCACGAATGAAAGAAGCCCATGACTGTTCCATGTCTGTCATACATTGTGTTAAGAATTGAGCTTTAGCTAAAGCCATTTCATCATTCTTATCACTAGGCTCTACTTTCCATTCAACACGACTAATCATGTCACGAAAGAAGTCTAAAGCAGCAGAGATTGTTGCATCTCTTGACATTTTCTTAAATGTCTTTATACTGTTAGGCCAACGTAGTTCACGGTTTGCTTCTTCGTAAATCTGTCCGTTACTTACTTGTAAACCAGTGTACCCTTGTTCACCTAACTTAATTCGGGGAACAACTCCGTCCCCTGTTTCTAAGATAGAAACATCGGCTTTTTCATCCATTGTTGTTCCTTTAATAATTAGCTTGCAAAATCGTAAGGGGTAGTGGATTTTAAATCAGGCATAGAAAAGACAGGGATTTGAACACTAGATGCTAACATCATAAACGAGTCACCCACAGCGTCCACTTGCATTATTCTTAAACAACGGTCGTTAATCGTTGCCCACTCTCAAATTACGCGATGTATAACTTTTATTAAAGGATTCATCAAGAAACATACAAGCCTCTCTACTGTAAACCTTGTTACCATCTATCTTAAAATCTTTATCTAAGTTATACTTGGTGTTACCTTCTTTGTAACCTTCCAACCACAAATCAAAATTTTCAAGATAAGGTAAATCTTCTAAAAAGTTAGCGAAACACAACCATCTATCATCAACAGTGACTCTGCCAAAATAACCTTTGTCATCTTTAGTAGAATAACAGCGTTTCAACATATTTTTCCAAAGCTGCTTAGCTTGCTCTGTATAATGTGTTATTTTGTACTCACCAATGTAACCAACACCGTAGTTTGACTTCTTATATGGGTCTCTTATTTTCCCATTTTTCAAGTTTTCCCACAAAGCCTTTGTTGTATAACCAGTCTCAAAAAACTGAATTACACATTGACTGCCTTTCCTTTCCAAGAGGATAAAGTCGCCATAATTATTGCTTTGCATTAAAGTGTTTGGATACTCTGTTTGTAAACGAGACCTATCAACAATAGTGTAATCTCTAGCTTTGCCAGCTACAAGATTATCTATGTTTACTTCTCGTTCATAACCAGTGTTTATAAAACGAATCTTGGCAATCTTTCCTTTCTTCTCTAAAAGGACTACATCACCATCTGTGTTTGTTTTATAGATGTTACCGATTTCGTGTTTCATGCGTTTCATAGAAATTCTCCCATGTTTGTAAGTGCTGCATATTACTATGCAGATGAGACTATCTCATAACTCTTTCGAGTCCGTATTGCTTCGTGCCACTTGACACTACCCTACTCACTTCCGCCAAAAGCGTGTTTTCGGTAGTCGTTAAACCTTCCTGTAATTACAGGCTCGGCTGGGTATTGTCAACAACATTCGTTGGTGATGTTCACCCAATTCTATACGTTTATTGACGACCTAGTTCTTAATCGTCATGCCTTCTCTTTTTCTTATTCCCATCAAAGGATTGCAATTCCTCAAAGAAATCTTCATTCCAATCCCCAGCTACAATCTTCACACAACCTTGTTCACTTGCTGCACAGAATGGCGCAAAACGAGTGACTTTGGCTGATTGTGCTGGTTTTGCTTTAGCATAGAAACCATATTCAGCTAAATCACGGATAATTGTTTGTGTATATGCCTTACCTGCAACACCAATTTCACGAGGGATGCTGATTAAAACATCATCACCATCTTCTTCGGCTGTCTTGAGGATTCGCTCGAAAACCTCTCCGTGTCTAGCCCTAAACCTGACAACATCTTCAACGTAATATGTACCAAACTTGTCTTTGGATAACAAAGCACCTACCGTATAATCGGGGTCGGGGTTTGTATCAGAGGGTAATGTACCTGCTAAATCCCATGCTCTTACTTTCTTAACAACATTCAGAGGAGGATTGTGTACTACCTCACACCATTCGCGTTTCCAATATCCACTAGATTCTTGACGAACATCCCAATTACCTAAATACAGTCTAGCTCTTTCTACACGAGGTAATTGGTCTAACCAATCAACGTATTCGGGGCTGATTTCACAAAGGGTTGGGTTGTCTTTAATAGTAGCATTGATGAATACAAAAGATTTTGGTCTTACAACATTGTTTGGCGTATCGTATAACTTATGTAATTCTTCTTGTGTATCGGCAAATAATAGCTTATTATTTTTAGTTATGAAGTACCGTTTTACGCCACAAAGAGACTCTTTCGGAAAACCATCTTCGTCAATCCAGTCATCTAACCACTTTCTCAACCATGAGTCAGCGTCAGGGTTTGTAGTCATTGCTATACGCGGTTTTACCTCTGGACAGCTTGGATTACGCAAACGACTCATCATATACATGATTTGTTGTTCTTCGAAATTGGTTGCCTCGTCCACAAGGCAATAGTTCATTTGTAACCCCTGCCACGTCTGATCATCTGTTATATGCTCAAAGTGTTTTAGCGATATTTCAGCACCACTAGGGAAAACAAACTTACTGTCCTGAGACTTCCATTTTACTCTAGGCTCAACTTTCTTAAACATTTGCAAGGCAGTATCTAATATACCGCCTGTACCTTTCAACATTGCAAATGTTCTACGAGTGATAACACCTCTGAATGTAGGGTATTTGATGTAAGGCAAGAAGGACATGATTCCACTATAGCTCTTTGAGCTGCCAGCTGCTCCACCAAACACAGTTACATCAGCGTCAGCATTGACAAACATATGTTGCTTAACGCTTCGAGGTGCGATAATATCTTTCTTTACCATATAAATACCTAAGAGGTTATATCAACCTCCCACTTCATCATAGCCTCGTAAACACGATGGTCAATTTCATCTTTCCATTTTAAGGCTAGTTGTTTGCAAAGAGCTTCTTTGAATGGTTTATAAGACAAGAATGCATCTTGTTTATTTAAAAACAAACCCAAATGTTTTAATCTTCCATCAACCTTACAATAAGCCTTATATTTTCCAGAGTTGGTGTCAAAACTAACACCTTGAGGACAATCACCACGCGCTTTTCTGCTGTCTGTAAAAAACACGTTTATCTCATTTGGTACAAAAATACAAGTGGCTTCGGAATAGGTCTTGTTACCAACAAACAATATATCCTTATCCAAACACCAACTATGTCCTTTATCATCTACATTACCAAACCCAATCTGTTCTTGACACCAATTGTAGAAGAATGCGTAATTAAGAAAGTTATCAGAAACATTACAACCTTTGTATGTAGGCCGTTTGTTTTGATACTTCTCATAAAAACACCGTTTTAGCATGCCAGCCCACAAAACATACTCTTTAACAGGTTTACCGTCAACCTTAACAGGTCTGCTACCATCATTAATACCAACACCAAACACTAACTTGCTCATAATCCACCTCTAAAATAAGAATAGATTATAACACAACTTTCGTATTTGTCAAGAATTATTCATAGCTTCCTTGCAGCCTAAAAGAAAACCCTCTAAGCACTATCCCTATTCTTTACAATCAACATCTTTAGGGTGTCTTTGACAATACTCGTCCCATTGGTAATAGTGATAAATCTTATTACCAAAAACAGGTTTTTCATTATTCTTTGGTGTGGAGCAAGCTGTTAACGCGATTGCTAAGCAAAGCCATTTAATTGCACCCATTCGCCATTGCATAACATACTCTCCCACTTATAAGGTAACTCACTCGGCTTTACAGGGAAAGCGTAATTATTGT